GTTGTTTTCATAAGACATAAAAGGTGCAGCTAAGTCACCATTAAGCTCATCACCTTCATCATCATCTTGTTTAAGTATTTCTGCAGCAAACTCAGGATAGATTTGTGCAAGTTTATATCTAGGCACGCGTCTAATAACAGCCATTTCTCTTGGTTGTTGGTCGGGTCCAAAGTTTCCTGGGAATGTATCGTAAGGGTCTCTAAGTTCTGCTGATGGATAAAAGTAACCATTAACATCTCTCTTTGTTGTTACTACCCAAGCACAGTAACCATAACCAGGTAACCACCTAGATGCTTGTTGCAACTGTGAAAGTAACCCTTGCTTTTCATCATAGTTAGAAACAATACGTTCTAATTTTTCTGCACGTAGTTTACTTCTAGTAGAATCATTATCGTTAGGTACATCTACTCGTACTTGAGGTATACCTGAAATTTTTTGTGCAAGTCTGTCAATACCAGACTGCAACATGTTAGGAGCTGGTAATAAATCAGCATCAGAGGTTTCCATAGTGTTACCTAGTAAAGCTTTAATACCATCAGCACCACCATTAAGAATTGCTTTTATTCTAGCTTTCTGTACTTGACGTTCTTGTACTAATTTACCTGATGTAAGTTCAGAAGCATTTCTAACTATTTCTTGATATGTTTTTGTATCTAGGTTTTCTATGCCCATGGTGCCTCATTTGTATCGGTCATCTTGTAATCTCCATAACTAGGATTATAGTCTAATCCCATGTCAGCAGTATGTTCTTTTTGCATACGTCTAAAAACTTTCATCGGAAACCAACTAGCCATAACTATATCAGTTTTCTCTTTGTTTCTTTTAGAAACAGGTTTTCCATCAAAGTATAACAGTTGTTGTCTAAATTTCTGTACTTTTGCACTACTTTCCCCATCACCAGTAGGTAGATGTATTCTTTTATCTTCGAACAAATCTGCCATGGCACCTACACCATATAGTGGGTCGTGTTTGTTTTTACCAGTCAAGTGTCCTTGTACTGTTATACCACTACGTAGTGTAAATTCTTTTATTGCAGCATCTTGACGTATAGCTGTTTGAAAACCATTTTCTTCTACTATCCAATGTCTACAATCGTATTGATGCGCCCATTCAGCCATTTGGTCTAAAGCAGCTCTAATACCTCCACCTCTTCTGTTTTCTAGGTCAACTAGATATAACTCACCACGGTATTGGTCTATACCCCATAGCACTGATGCTTGATACCCTGATGATGCAGGGTCAAGTCCAGCTACTAAGTATAAGTTTTTATATACTTGTCCTAGTACTAAGTCTGGTCGCATACATTGGTCAATTACATTCATAGTAAATATTTGCGTACCTTCTACGTATGCTTGATTAAAGTAAACCATTTCAAATGTCTGCCTACCACCTGTAGATTCAGCAGAGTGTAACCTAGACATTAACCATTTAAACGTTCTTTTGTTTGACCATAACATACAATCAATATGTTCATCTTCTAAGTGTTCTGGTATTGGACAATCTAACTTGTGTGCAGTTTCTACAATGCTAGTAAAGTTATCTGATTCAAGTAAATGATTATACAAATCATCAGGGTGTTGTCTTGACCCAATTACAATTACAGCTGTGTGTTCCTCTTTACGACTTGACAGTGTTGTAGTCCACCATTGTCTAGTACTTTCTCTTGCACCAGGTTGTTGTGTAGTTTGGTGGTCCTCAATATCGTCAGCAATAATTATGTCACAGTCACGTGATAGAATCTTTCCACCCTTACCTACAGCTACCATTGTCGGTGACTTAATACCTGCAACTGTACGAGTGCCTACAGTAAATTGATTCTGTGACCAGTTCTTACCAGAGCGGTTATCTGGCTTAAAAGATGTACCTGGCATACAATATGCATCTCTGAGTTCTTCGTTTGTGTCAAGCACGTCTAGGACTGCGCTAAGGGCATTCTTAGCTATATCTTCGTTTCCACCTACCCACATGATACGTGTGTTAGGGTTCTTGCATATCTGATATACAGCAAAGTGTATTAACAGTTCAGTCTTTCCATGTCTAGGGGGGCTTAGTATTAACAGTTCTTTACCGTTTTCTATACTATCTATAATGTTATTTATCCAGTTAGTATGAAAAGGCGCGGTGTCATACTGCTTACCTAGTTCGGTTCGGAAGTATTTTTTTCGGAAGGTTGCGAAATTTTCTAATGCTTCTTTAGCGTCAGCTGATAACTCCCAGTCCTCGGCAGCTACAGAGTTTTTAGTATCAATCTTGTAGGCAGCGAGCATGCGACTGACAGTAGCAGAGGTGCAGCCAAGGAGGGAAGCAGCGTGTGCTACCGTCATATCGCCTGTTGCAACTTGGTCAGCTATTCCCTCGCTTACGAAAGCTCGATAATATTGACCTCGTCTAACGCTAGCATAATCGCCCTCGTCAGACTTACGTTCTATGTTAATAGGTTTTTGTTCAGCTTTCTTGTTATGTCTCGAATCTCTTGCAAACTGTCTTTTTTGGCAGGTAGAAGAGTGAAATTTACGCTGTTTACCTGTTAATTTTTTCCTACAACCCTCTGCTATACAGATTACATTGTGTGATGTTTCGACCATAAAAAACTATCTTCCTGTAGATGTTTGCGTAGTGCTAATTATATGGTACTATACTCTCAAATACAAACACTAAACACAAGTAATTTGTTACAGGTGAAGTTGCAATCGGGATGCGGAAAGCTGCTGACTGGCGAGACAGTACACTAGAAAGACAAAGGCAGTACCCAAGGACTTATAAACAGGTTTAGTAAGCTTCAATAACCCTAATGCCCGCTAACGCCCATACGGACAGGGTTTCTTAAAGAATTACCAGCATATTTTACAGACCTTACGTACTATATGTAGAACATCCAGATTGACATCTGGTAGTCATAGCTTATATATAGTAATAGATTTATAGACAGTACATAAATATTCTACATAGGTAACAGACTGTCCTTCCGACTTTCGGAAGTCAGACAGTCTGACACCATATGTATTTATTTTGTAGAGATATGTAGTACTTTACTGTACCTATATATCTTTATGAATAGAAAGGAATATGTACAATGAAGAAACTTAGAATGTATGTACTAATACTTGAGTTACAGATACATGCTATAGTTCTACGGACACGTAGGACTATATACAAACGTATACATCATGAGGAACCTAGCCCAGCGTTATGGTTAACTTGGATGAATCAACGTCTCACTCTCCGACTCTCGCGGAGGTCGTGAGACTTCTGTAAGTAATATATTATCTATTAAAGAAAGGAAATAACAATGGATAAATTTAATAATAAAAAACTATGTCGTGTATGTAAATACCCAATCGTATTCAAGAAAGATGCGTATTGGAAACCTGCTAGCAATGGCAAAACATACCCGCTAAATATACACTATAAAGATTGTGCGACCAAAGTATATCTCGATGGCGAGAATGCTTGGGAAGTATCTAAACGTGAGCTAACACGTATCGATAAAATTAAGCAACTATCTTTATTTAAATAAATAAATTACAGCCCCTTCCGACTCACGGAATACGGGGCTGTATTTAATTTTTAATATGAAAGGATATTATGAATGAGAATGATATAGATTATATAGATGACTATGTAATAGAACAAAAGTACAACTAACTTGAAAGGAAGTTATGGATACTAAAACTATAAACTATTGTCACGAATGTGACACCACACACAATGTGGATTATATATTCTTGCAGTATCACTGCTAGTATATATCACTTGTCTGTCCTTCCGACTAACGCGAAGTCGGACAGACAACTGATATATATAAAATATATATGTCAAGCATAAGCCAATTATAGAAAGGATATACTTATGTCAAAACCAATAGCGTACCCTATGGTATGCGGTATTACAGGTGAACCAATCACCGAGTGGAAAGATGTTACGTTCATCACCACTTACATTAAGGGAGTGAAAGAAACATTCCCAATCCATATCAACAAATGGGCGTTGATGGATTTACATAACGCCAGCCCAACATCTAAGAAGTCTCGTGAGGCTTCTGCATCAGAGGCAGATACTGTCTCTGAGGATGTAGCAGTAGAGGAAGTCGCTGTAAGCGAAGACCTCGAGACTGCACCCTATTAAAACCAAGTAGGTTTTATACTACCTATGTACGTTATGTATGTAGGTAGAATAAAGTCTAAGATAGCAAGAAAGGATGCATGTAAATGGATTAGCTATATAATAAAGACCCATTAGATAGTAGTGAAGTAGCCCACGTGGTAACGTGGAAGTAGCTACTATCTAGTTTATGATTTACTAAAAGAAAGGATAACTATATGAGACCACTAACATTTTATTTTATAATATTAATGATAGCTATGAATATAGCATTCAACTACTAACGAATAAACAATAGAAAGGAATCCTAATGGATATAGTGCAAGTAAAAAATGCAATGGATATTATGAAAGAATTACTTTCAGAATATCAATACGAAAAGCTAGAAGATATGGTCAACATAGCAGTTGGTACATATCATGATACTCAAGCCATTGAAATACAAACAAAGGACTTAGAGTTTCTAAACATCAAACCAAAAACGTGGAAAGTTGATGACGTCTTTGAACCAGATGTCAATGACTCTCCATTCTAATACACTAACTGCCTTGTCTGTCGTATGACTTTCACACTACGACAGACAACGCATACAGAAAGGAACAACATGTTAGATAAACTAACTAATGAACAGTTAATTCGAATCATACAATGGACGCTTAATGACTTAGACTCTTGGAATAATAATAAGAATGGTGTACTACCAGAAGTTAAAAGGTTTACACGTATGTTTGAAGAAGCTATTAACTATCAAGTAACAAAAGCAATCAACTCTATGGAGGAAGAATAATGTTAGAACCATTAAAAATAATACACTATGCCTTAGCTATTAAACATGAGCTAGGTTTTGATGATATAGAAGCAGCAAAAGAAATTGTTGATGAATTGTGGGAATATGCAACTCATGCACAAATAGATTTGGAGGAAGAATAATGTATAAAGAAATTAATATGAAAAACCTTGTATCTAATGTAACAGAATTACAAGAAAAATTAGAACTTATAGGACGATTACAAATAGCAATCGTAGATGAAATTGCAGAAATTAGACCTGACTTTCAAGCTAAGTTTATATCTATAGTATTAGCACAAGATAAGATTCGTGAAGAGTTTACTGAACATATCAACAAAGTTGGTGACGATGATACTAAAACTATGATGATGGAACTTAATGAAATAGCAGAAGACTTAAAGGAAAATACAAATGACGCAAAATAAATACGATAGAATAGACATATTAGAAACATCTATAGTAGACATATTAAAACTACTAGGTAATTTACAAGAACAAATCACAAATCATACACAAATTCTAAAGTTAGTAACTAATTATGAGAAGTTATTAACTAATCATGAGGAAGAATAATGTCTAAAGTTTATACATATATAGATGAAAATACTAAGCATGATATTAATATACTTACAGTTTCGTTTACGTACAGTAGCGATACAAGTGCTGACGATGCTATTGCGCAGATAGACCATATGGTATCACTAGCTAATAGTGACCCATCAATAACATTCGAAGCACATGAATACGACATGTACAGTATGTCACCTTACAGTTCTCTCAGTAACACTGAGTGAAACGCAGTAGAACCCGACAGTTGAGAGCTTTGCCCTTGCTTTCTCTGTCGGTTCTACACTCGCAATAACCGACAAAGAAAGGAACAACATGAATCATATTCATGCAGATAAAAGAGAAACAAAAGACTATACAGTTACGATTGCATTTATAACTAATGATGGACATGACGATAAGACTCACATGCCTGAAGACAGTGACCCTTTAGTGTATCAATTAATTATACCTGCAGAATCTACAATGCAAGCTATACAACGTGGCATGGAGATAGTAACTATAACTAAAGCAGAACAAATGACAGATTATATACCAGGTCACCCTCTTGCAGGAGATAGAGAATCATTGACTATGGAAGAAATAGAAACAATAAGAGAAGTATCTTTAAAAGAAATGATATTCAGAGAATGGTTATCGATAGAACCAACCTCAATACAATGTCATTTAACATCAGATGAAGACCGTTTATTTGATTTAACTCAAGTAAACATTAGTAAAGTACAAGAACGAATCGGCGATGATGTCGAGCAGTTTCTTAAGGAGATAAATAATGATGATGCCTAATGATATGAGACCTGCAACTCCACCTGAAAGGTATGTTAATAGGAGAGGTAAACAACCAACACTATTAACAGATGACAAAGTTAAAATACTTTTATCATCACCTCAAGTGTGGTACATAATTGGTACTGCAAACAAGTGGATTAGTGGTATCAAAGCAAACATTGAGTCTATGACTCAAAAAAATATTGCACACTTATCTGATAAAGGTTCGTTTGTAATAGAGCAAAGGAAAAATAAAGATGGAGTCGTAGACATTTATTGTCGATGGCTTCCTAATAATATGGAAGAAGAATAGAAAGGATATACAATGGAAAAAGATTGTTGGAAGATGATAGGAGCTGTACTCGGTAAGTCAAGACGTGTATTATTACATGGTCCTCCAGGTACAGGTAAAACATACAGTGCTGTTAAGCAAAGCACACCACTGAACATAGATGGGGAACCTAATGTGTATCAGATTACTATGACAGAAGATACTGCTTCTGCAAACTTGGAAGGTTTTTACAAGCCAAGTGCAGACGGTACATTCGAATGGCATGACGGTATTGCTATACAAGCATGGCGTAATGGTGGTAGATTGGTTATCAATGAGATAGACCATGCCTCACCAGACGCTATGACTTTCTTGCATGCAATATTAGATGACCAAGACATAGCTATGCTTACACTTAACAATGATAATAAGGAAACAGTTAGACCAGCTGAAGGCTTTCAAGT